CCCTGAGCCCGAGACAGTCGGCCCGTGGTTCACGCCGTGGCTCTGGGGGACGTGGGTCGATCGCTTCCAGGAGATGCGCCAGGGCTGGGACTTCGAGTACTGGGACCGCCACCTCAACGAGCGCATGCGCGGCGACCGGCTCGGTGTGTTCCCGCAGCGCTCCCTCGTGCGTGATATCGGCCGCGAGGGTGGCGTCAACCCGCCCCATGAGTGGGATGCACGGATGGCTCAGGCGTGAACACGCCCGAAGGCTTCACTGTCGCGAGCCGGACCGAGATTGTCGGTCGGTGCCTCGGTCACGGCGATGCGGTTGTCCGTGACTTCTACGTCCTGTTCCGCGACGGTCGTCCCATCGTGGACGCGGACGGTCGGCAGATGCAGTACGCGACTGAGGACGAGGCCGCGGCATCAGCCGAGGTCGTCGCCCGTGGATGGCCGTGGATGGCCGGTCAGACGTGACCACTCGCCGCCAGCAACTTCGCCTGGTACTGCGCAATGCGCTGCTGCGTGGACGCGTCGAGGACCATGCCCGCCCGCAGTCGCTCGAAGGCGCGAAGGATCGCGACCCCGCAACCGATGTGCAGTGGCAGTCGCCCGATGTCGGGACGACCGGGAGTGTCAGCGAGGACATCGGTTGGCGCCTTGCACCACGCGCACGGCCACTCGGGTCCGGGCTGGCGCGGCATGGTGCTGGTGATCGTGGGCATGACTGGAAGCCTACGCCGGGACGGGTGAAGTGACAGCGAGTAGCCCCGTCTACACCTATCGCGCGTCGGTCATTCGGATTGTGGATGCCGACACATTGGTCCTCGATATCGACCTCGGCCTGCGCACTTGGCTGCGCGGCAAGCCCTACCGACTGGCGCGGGTCAACGCCCCGGAACGGGCGACTGTCGAGGGCAAGCTCGCCACGACTGCACTCGCCGATCTGCTGGGCCCGCTGCCGGTCAGCGTCACCGTGACCACGATAAAGGATCGTGGCGACGCCTTCGACCGCTACATCGTCGAGGTCATCCATAACGGCGCCAACGTCAATGACTGGCTGCTTGCGAATGGGTGGGCGGTGCCCTACCCGGCTAGGAGCGTGACGTGAGGGCTTGCATCGAACCGCGCTGTCCCGAACTGACGATGGCCACGCGCTGCGCGTTCCACGCGAAGACGTCCACCCGCAACCACGGCGGCGTCTCACCCTCGCGTCGGGGCTATGGCGCGGACTACCAGCGCCAGCGACTCGCGCTGCTCGGTCAGCCGTGCGCCCTGCGCCTTTATGGCTGCACCGAGATTGCCGATACGGCACAGCACACCGACTCGGGCGAGCTCGTGCCGGCATGTGGTCATTGCAATTTCGCGGACGGAGCGCGCCGATCGCATGAGACCAGGGGGGATCGAGTCGATTCGGGCCTCCGTTCCGCCGTACCGCTCGTTACCCGTTTTTACACACACGGCGGAACCCGATGAGCCGCAGCTTCGATCCCGGCAACTCCGCCAAGCGCGTCGCGGACACGTCGCAGGGACCGTGGAAGGCGTGGAAGATCCGCACGCGCCACGGACGGGCGATCAAGTTCATCGAGACGTACTGCCGGCCGCCCAAGGGTCGCGGGTTCGGTCAGCCGCTCAGGCTCGCGCGGTTCCAGAAGCAATGGCTTGAGGAGTCGCTGGCGGATGGCATCGACGCCAGCGTGCTACAGACGCCACGCGGCAACGGCAAGTCGTCGCTCGGCGGCAGCCTGGCCGTGTGGGCCACGTACGACGACGACGATACCGGCGCGCCCCAGGTCCCGATCATCGCGACGACCGTCGGCCAGGCGATCCGATCCTGCTACGGCGTGGCCGTCGCCATGATCAAGGCCGAACCCGAGCTGCTGCGCCGCGCGCTGATCTACACCGGCATCGCCACCCCGCGCGTCAACGTGCCGTTCAATGGCGCCGAGCTCTTCCCGATCTCAAACGACCCCGGCGGGTTGCAAGGCCTCGACTACTCGCTCGCGATCGTGGATGAGATCGGCTTCCAGCCCATCGACTCGTGGGACTCGCTACGCCTCGCATCCGGCAAGCGCGAGCGGTCGCTTGTGACCGGCCTCGGCACGCCGGGACTCGACCGTGAGAACGCGCTGCACCACCTCCGCAAGATCGTGCGCGAGGGCGGCAAGCTGCCGGGATTCGTCTACCGCGAGTACTCGGCGCCCGATGACTGCGCGATCGACGATCGCAAGATGTGGCGCAAGGCCAACCCCGCGATCGCGGCCGGCTTCCTGCGCGAGTCGGCGCTGACGACCGACCTCGGCATCACGCCCGAGGGCCACTTCCGTACGTTCCGCCTGGGCCAGTGGATCGACGGCGTGGACTCGTGGCTCGGCGCCAATGGCTCCGCGATCTGGGAGGGGCTCACCAACCCCTACGGGTTCATCGACGGCGCCCCGACGTGGGTGGGCGTGGACGTGGCGCTCAAGCGGGACACGTCGGCCGTCGTCGCCGTCCAGCGCCGACCGGATGGGCGCTGGCACGCGGTGTCACGGATCTGGTTCCCGACCGAGGACCGGCCCGTCGATACGACCGACATCATGCAGTACCTCCGCAACCTCGCTGACCGCTACGGCGTCCAGGCGATCAGCTATGACCCGCGCTTCTTCGACGTGCCGGCCAAGATGCTGACCGACGAAGGGCTGCCGCTGATCGAGGTCCCGCAGTCCGTCGAGCGGATGACCGGCGCGATCGGCAGCCTGTACGAGCTGATCATGGGCAAGGGCCTCACCCATGACGGCGACCCGGCCTTCGCAACGCAAGTGCTCAACGGCGTGCCGCGGTTCTCCGATCGCGGCTTCACGCTCGCCAAGGGCAAGTCGCGCGGGAAGATCGATGCCGCGATCGCGCTGGCGCTGGCGCTTGACCAGGCACTCCGCCGCGAGACAACGGGCCCGTCCATTTACGAGACCCGCGGCGTGGTGCGCGCATGAAGGCGACGGCGATCCCGGCCATCCTCGCGTTGCTGGGCGCGGCCGCGCTCGTGGCTGCCGCTGCGCTGGTGCATCCGGCGCTCGCGTTCGGCGTGGCTGGTGTGCTGCTGCTGCTGACGGCGCTCGGCGTGGCGCGGGTGCTCGAATGAACCTGCTCACCAAGGCCATCGCGCAGGTCGGCCGCAAGTCGCTCGTCGGCTGGCCCGCTCCCGGCTGGCCGCCGTCGTCGGACTACATCGCCACCGTGGGCGGTCAGACGGTCACGACCGAGACGGTACTGGGCGTTGCGGCCGCGTGGTCGTGCGTGACGTTGCTCGCGCGCTCCGTCGCCCGCCTGCCGCTGTTCACCTACCGCCAGGTCGATGACCGGAACAAGACGATCGACAAGGCGCATCGCCTCTACCAGTTGCTGCACCTCAAGCCGAACCCCCACATGACCTCGTTCTCATGGCGCAGCGCGTCGCAGGGCCACCTCGAGACGTGGGGCAACAGCTACAGCGAGATCGAACGCGACGGGCTCGACCGGATCATCGGCCTGCACCCGCGTCATCCGCGCCAGTGGCGGCCCGACTGGAAGGCCGGGAAGAAGGTCTACTACTACACCCAGCCCGACACCGGCCGCGAAGTCGAGCTCGCCGCGGAGAGGGTGTTCCATATCCCCGCGTTCAGCCCGGACGGGATCATGGGCTACGCGCCGGTGACGCTGCATCGCAAGGGCTTCGCGCTCACCACGGCGACCGAGTCCTACGGCATCCGCCAGTTCGAGAACGACGTGCGCCCCGGCACGATCCTGCAGCACCCGAAGACGCTCAGCGACACGGCGCTCAAGCACATCGTCGACTCGCTGCGCGAGAACCACGCCGGGACCAACGCGGGCGGTATGGCGATCCTCGAAGAGGGCATGACCCTCAAGGAGTTCGGCTTCCCGCCCGAGGACGCGCAGTTCCTCGAAACGCGCAAGTTCCAGCGCGAGGAAGCGGCTCGCATCTTCGGCATCCCGCCCGGCTTCGAGGACAGCGCCGACGAGGGCATGGCGATCAAGTTCGTTGTCCACGCCCTGGGCCACCGGCTCGTCATGTGGGAGCAGGAGATCAAGCGCCAGCTCATCGGCGACGAGGCCGACGTGTTCGCCGAGTTTGCCGTCGAGGGACTGCTGCGCGGCAACACCGCCGCCCGGTTCGCGGCCTACGCCACCGGCCGGACCAACGGCTGGCTGAGCGTGAACGAGATCCGGGGCTGGGAGAACCTGAACCCCGTCGAGGGCGGCGACGACTACATCACGCCGCTGAACATGCAGCCGCTCGGCGGCTCCGAGGGCTCGCCGGCCCGCAACCCCTCGCCTTCCACCGGCAATCCCAACTCGCCCGGCGCGATGCGCGACACCGTTCCTCTCGAAGCCACGCAGCCGTCCAGGAACGGCCGTACCGAGGTACCCGTCTGATGCCGTACGAAACGATCGAGGCCCTGCCGCCGGAGATCCGCGACGAGTTCTCCGAGGAGTGCCAGCAGGCCTTCCTCGAAGCCTTCAACTCCAGCCAGGAGGCCGACGAGGCAGATGCCTTCGGGGATGGCATGACTGCTGCGCAGGACTGCGCCGTTCGCGCCGAAGAACCAGCGGCCGAGGCTGGTATCGAACCGGACTGCGGCTGCGACCACGCCGGCGAGAAGGGCCGCAAGGTGCTGCCACTCGAGGAAACCGCAGTCACCGATGACGGCTCTGGGACGTTCTCCGGGTACGCCAACGTCTTCGGGATCGTCGATGACGGCGGAGACAAGGTGCTGAAGGGCGCGTTCAAGAGCGTGCTCCAGGACTTCGTGAAGGAAGGGTTCATCGGCTGGGCCCACGACTGGTCCAAGCCGGTCGCCACCATCGACGACGCGACCGAGGACGACCACGGCCTGCTCATCACGGCGACGTTCCACGGCACGCCCGAAGCGCAGGCAGCTCGCCAGATCACCACGGAACGGCTGAAGCGCGGGAAGTCCGTCGGGCTCTCGATCGGGTACGAGATCGGGGACGCCAAGGACACCACCTACGGCCGCGACATCAAGTCATTCAAGCGCCTGTTCGAGACGAGCCTCGTGATGGTTCCGATGAACCGGCCCTCCTACGTGACCGCCGCAAAGGGCACCCTGGGATCGGGGCAGCCGTACGCCGAACGTCTCGCGCTGGCATTGGCGCAGGCAGAGGCACTCACGGGCGAAGCCAAGTGGCTCGCCGCGCACAGCCGGAAGCGAGCGGACATCCGGCACAAGGAAGGGCGCATCCTGTCCGGCTCGAACCGCGAGCGCCTCAAGACGCTCGGCGGCTCGCTCCGCGACGTCCTCTCGGACATCGAGGATCTGCTCTCCACCACCGATCCCGACCGGGACAAGGCCGCCGCTCAGGCTGCCATCGCCCGATCGATCCTGACGCTCTCGGGCGTCTACCCCTCGAAAGGAAACTGATGCCTACCCCCGCGCAGATGGGCGAGGAGCTCCACGGGCTTCGCACCCAGCTCCAGGAGAAGATGGCCGCCGCCCGCAAGGATGACGGCAGCTACGACTTCGACGGCCTCGATGTGGGCGCTGTCAACAAGCTCAACGACGACATCACCGCCAGGGCCAAGGCATACGAGGACGCCAAGGGCCTCGAAGTCATGGCCGAACGCAACGCGGCCGCGATCGTGACCGGCGTGACATCCAAGGGCGTCATGACCCAGCCACAGGTCGGGGGTTTCACCGGCACGGCACCAGTCCGCGACTTCAAGTCGCTGATCCGCCCGAGCCTGGCGCAGGCCGCGGCCAAGGCCGGCTCCAAGGGCAAGTGGACGCTCCCGCTCGCTGATATCACGGACGCCGAGTACAAGACGCTCATCACGCTGACGACGATCAACAACGTCGCCACCCGGCAGCCCGACATTCGCCCCTCGGCGCAGGAAGAGCGCACCGTCGCCGACCTGATGCTGCCGGGCACGACCGACAACAACACGATCACCTTCATGGAGGAGACCACCTTCACGAACGCGGCCGCGACCGTGGCTGAGGGTGGCACCAAGCCCGAAGCGGCGCTGGCGTTCACGGAGCGCACCGTCAACGTCCGCAAGATCGGCGGGTGGATCCCGGCGACCGACGAGATCCTCTCGGACGTTGCGGGCTTCGATTCCTACCTCCGCGGCCGCCTGCGCTTCATGGTGGAGCGGACGGAGGAAGTTCAGTTGCTCACGGGTGACGGCATCGCGCCGAACATCCTGGGCGTGCTCAATGCCTCCGGCATCCAGACGCAGGCCAAGGGCGCCGACCCGACGCCGGACGCGGTCTACAAGGCGATGACGAAGGTCCGCAACACGGGCTTCGCCGAGCCGACGGCTGCCGTGTTCCACCCGAACGACTGGCAGGACATCCGCCTGCTGCGCACCGCCGACGGCATCTACATCTGGGGCAACCCCAGCGAGGCCGGCCCGGAACGCATCTGGGGCCTCGACGTCCGCATCACCACTGCCGAGACGGAGAACACCGCCCTTGTCGGCGCGTTCCGCCCGTTCACGCAGATCTTCCGGCGCGAGGGCATCACGATCACGGCCTCGACCGAGCACTCGACGTTCTTCGTTGAGAACAAGGTCGCCATCCTGGCCGAGGAGCGGTTGGCCCTCGCCATTTATAGGGGCTCGGCGTTCTGCAAAGTC